TTTTCCCGTTCCGATTGGGAAGAGCGTATGAGCCATGCTATGAAACTGGCTCTTTTAGTGAGGGAAACTAAAACCTATCCATGGACAAATTGTTCGAATGTAAAATTTCCCCTTATTACAGTAGCCGCTTTGCAACACCATGCTCTTATATATCCAGCACTTGTCGCACAATCGGATCTGGTGAAGTGTAAAGTAATTGGCCCTGATCCAGATGGGGAGAAATTCAATAGGGCACAAAGAGTTCAGGATCATATGTCTTATCAACTTTTAGAAGAAGATGAGGCATGGGAAGCGGATATGGATCGAGCGCTTATTGTTCAACCCATACTTGGTTGCGCTTTTAAGAAAACCTATTATTGTCGGGAAGCGGGACATGTAAAAAGTTCCTTTGTGAGTCCGGCGGATTTATATATCCCCTACTACGCCAGGTCATTGGAAGAAAGTCCCCGGATAACCCATGCTATTTCAATGGAAAGACATGAAGTAATTTCTCTTATGCGAGAGGAAGTTTATACTGAAAGAGATTTGGTAAAAGGAGTTCTTTCAACGGAAGATCGATTAACGAAAGAAATGCAACAGGCGCAAGGGTTGATCAGCGCTGGAACCGATGATGATGAACCTATTCAATTACTTGAACAACATTGTCGACTTGATTTAGATGGTGATGGTCTATCAGAGCCTTATATTGTTACTATCCGCCGGGATACGAAGGAACTTCTCCGAGTAGTCGCTCGCTATTCTCCCTCTTCTATCACAAAGATTGGACAAAAAATAATTCGAATTGAAGCAGATCATTATTTTACAAAAATTCCCTTTATTCCTAGCCCTGATGGTGGAATATATGATCTAGGATGGGGGATTTTATTGAGTCCATTATCAGAAAGTATTGATTCCATCATTAACCAGAGTATTGATTCAGGGACGATGAGTATAACCGCCGGTGGTTTCCTCGGACGAGGCGCTCGGTTGAAAGCCGGGGATAATGCCTTCAGTCATAATGAATGGAAAGTGGTTCAAGGGACAAGCGATGATCTTCGGAAACATATTTACCCTTATCCATCGAAAGATCTTCCGGCTTTTATGTTTCAGTTATTGAATTTATTGATTGGTTATGGTGAACGGTTGGTAGGCGCAACTGACACTGCCGTAGGGGAAAATCCAGGACAAAATACTCCGGCGGAAACAAGCCGCTCTATGGTTCGAGAAGCGCGGAAAATATATAACGGTGTGTACAAAAGAACATGGCGAGCATTGCGGGATGAAATGCGAAAGATTTTTCGTCTTAATAGTTACTTTCTCCCAGATCAAGGGCCAATTGATTATGCTGGACAGATTAGCAGAAGGGATTATAATCTAAATCCCAGGGCAATTGCTCCTAGTGCTGACCCTTCTATGCTTTCCGATACGGAACAAGTACAAATTGCAGTTGCAGTAAAGCAAACTGCTATGAATAGTCCGGGGTATGATCTCCCTATGGTGGAAAGAAGGTTCCTAAAGGCGCTAAAAGTTCCGAATATTCAGGAAATATACCGTCCGGAAGAAATTCAATCTAGCCCCCCATGGCAAGTACAAGTTCAGCAGTTGAAAATCCAAGTCCAGCAACTTAAGATTCAGGCCAATTTACGAATTGCAATGGCTAAGCTACTAAGCGAAGCGGACTTGAATAAGGCGAAGATTATTCAATTACAAGCAGGCGCTACACTAGATATGACAAGAGCAAAGAATGTAAATGATGGGCACCAAATTGCGCTCTTTAATGCCCAAGTCGGCGCGGCTAAGGCTCATCAACAGGGATTGTTACAAGCAGTTAAGGTATTTCAAGAGCAATTAAATATGATGGAAGACCCAAATCAGGGGAATTTAATTCAACCTGAAACACTAGAAGAGGAAAATAATGACGAACTTGGAAACGAACAAGAAAGCCTTGTTGCACGAACTGAATCAACTAACCGCGGGGGAATGGGTGGAATGGCGGAAGAATAAAGTAACGGAATTATTTATGCTTTATATCCAAACATCAAGAGAGGGGATAAAGGAAGAATGGGCAAATGAGTTTTATAATACCAGTGAAAGAAATAGCGCAGCATTAGGCGCATGTAGTGCATTGGAATCAATCATAGGATTAACATTTCAGGAGATAGTTGATTATGCAACAAGTTAATAACAGTGGAATTGAACCCGCCGGACATCGTGTTCTAATCCTTCCCGATGCGCAGGAAGAAATGACAAAAGGCGGAATTTTTATTCCAAAAGCAGCCCTTGATAAGGATAATTTGGCAGTATGCGAAGGGGTTGTTATAGCCCTTGGTATATGTGCTTATCAAGATCAGAAAGAAAGTTGGTGCAAGCCGGGGGATAGGGTAGTATTCAAAAAATACGAAGGCTTTGTTCGCCCGGGGGATGATGGCTTATCCTACCGTGTTATTGATGATCTACATGTTTGGGCAGTTATTAAATCTGATCAATCAGTTATTAAATCTAATCAATCAGTTTTGCAAGTTATTAAATAAAGGAAACGACAATGACTCTATCAGGTGATATAGAAGTCCAGGATGAAGAAATCCTTGACGGGGAAGAAAACGAAGATGCAATAAAAGCATCTTCAATGGGATGGCAATCGCAAGATAAGTGGAAAGGTGACCCAAAAGAATGGCGTTCGGCGGAAGATTTTTTGAAACGTGGGCAGGAAATTGGCCTTCATATGAAACGGGATATTCAATCCCTTCGTTCACAGAATAGTCTGTTGCATTCTCAAGTTACAGAGATGAAGCAATCAATTGCAGAATTCCGAGACTTCGCCGCCCAGGCGGAAGAACGGAGTTTTCAAAAAGCCCTTAAGGAATTGAAAACAGAACGAAGAGAAGCGCTAAAAGAAGGCGAGCATGAGCGTGTAGAGGATCTAGAAGAACAGATTGATGAGTTGAGGAAAGAAGGAATCAAAATTACGAAACCAGCGCAAACTCCCCAAGTTGATCCTGAATTCATTACGTGGCGTTCGGAAAACCAGTGGTTTGGACAAGACCCTGTAATGACTTCTGTTGCCGAGGGACTTGCGGGTATAATAGCTAAACAAAACCCCGGTTTAATAGGCATGGAGTATTATAATAAAGTCCTTGAAGCCGTCCAACAGGAACTTCCGCATAAATTCAATATCAGACAACAGCGGCCTAATGCAGTTGCCGGGGGAAGTAATGGAAAGATGGGAAGTAAACAATCAGGAAAAAGTTATAATAATCTCCCCACCGAAGCGCAACGGCAATGTGATAAATTTATTAAACAAGGATATTTAAAAGATCGTGCAGAGTATTGTGCGAATTACGATTGGAGTTGATATGATAATTGATAAAGAACCGATGGTGAGGACTGTAGCAGGAAGAGCCGTTGCGCAGGAGCGGGTCAGAAAAAGGAGTTCGACACCATTTGGAGGATTTCGCGCGAAGCTTTCTGTTGCGGTTTCCATGCCTATTGGAGAACAATGGCTTTGGGTAAATGATACTCCAGGAGAACTAGCCGCAGCAATTGCCGGAGATTGGGAGCATGTTTCAGCAGATGAAATTGGTGAAACCGGCGGAGGTAAAACAAGTCGCTTCGTCGGCGCAGATGAGAGAGGAAATGCAATCAATGCTTATTTAATGAAAATGCCCAAAGAGTGGTATTTACAAGACCAGAAGGAACGCTTAGAACCTGCGCAAAGAATCAGTGATCAGATTAAAAAAGGCAAAGCAGGGATTGAGGGATTGAAAGATGGACATGGGAATGATACTTCTTATATTCCTCTTGAAGGAATTGACTTGAAAGAAACATCTTGATTTATTTATTTTTTGGAGATTTTTAATAATGGCTAATACTAATGCAGCCTTCGGACTTCGGCTTGTGGGTAAAAAAGGCGATGGTTTGGAAGGCGTAGTGCATCCTTATTTCATCCCTTCTACGGATACGTTTGAATGGAATGTTGGGGATATTGTTTCCGTTGCAGCAGGCGGGGATACGAATGGTTATTCCCAAGTGGCTTTGTTTGGGGGTTCTACCCGGGGAACAGTTGCCGGGGCCGGCGGCGGAGCCGTCACAAGCGGCGCAACTCGCGGGGTTATTGTTGGTATTGGTACAAGCGCCAGCACCCCACAAGGTTCGGCTATTGTCGCTTTAGATCCTACTAATCTAACTGCTACACGAATTCCTGCGACTAAGGCGGTTGATTATTACGCTTTCGTCAGTGATGATCCGTCAGCAGTTTATGAAGCCCAAGTTGATACAATTGCAACAAGTGCATTCAATAAGAATTGCCCGTATTTCATTAGTGGTATGAAAGCATTGACTAGTCCAGTTTTCGGCAGCGAAAGCTACGCGCAGGGAAGTGCGGCAAATACTACCGCCGCATTGCCTCTTCGTATTGTTGGCGGCCCGCAACGGGTGAATAATGATTTCACTTCCCCCGGCACGAATGCTAAAATCTATGTCATGCTTAATACACATGATCAATCTGCCGGCGCTGATGGTCTTGCTGGCGTTTAATAAAGGAAAATAATATGTCTGCAATCCTATCATCTTCGCATCCTAAATTCGCATGGCCTGGCATCTTCGGTCTTTTTGGCCGCAGTTATGATCAACACCCGAAAGAATGGGTTGATCTATACGACCAAGCGACTTCGGAAAAAAAGTATGAAGAACTTGTTCAAGTAACACCTTTTGGTTTAGTTCCTGTGCAACCTGAAGGTGGTACAGTGACCTATGATACAGAAACCCAAGGTCCAGTTACCCGCGCAGTCCATCTTGGTTATGGTCTTGGTTATATCGTCAGCCATAATGAATTGGTGGATAATCAATACATGGAAGTAAGCACTGGAAGAGCACCCGCATTAGCAACTGCTTTTGCGCAAACCAAAGAACGCGTTGGAGCTAATTTATTTAATTTCGCCTTCGCGACGACTGGTCATAATGGTGGCGATGGTGTTTCAATGTGTTCAACGGCACACCCGAATACAAGCGGTGGAGTATATTCTAACACCGCTGCTATTCCGGCGCAGTTAAGCCAAGCCAGCTTGCAAGATATGTTGATTCAAATTATGCAAGCGCAGGATGATAAAGGGAATAATATCAACCTGATGGGTAATACTCTTCATGTAAGCCCCACGGAGTATTTCAATGCTGCGGTTATTTTGAGAACTGCGAAAGAAACAAGTACGGCGAATAATGACATCAATCCCATCAATACACTAGGATTGCTCCCCGGCGGATGTAAGGTGAATCATTATTTTACGGCCGCCCGTCCATGGTTTATTCGCACTACAGGAGTTGGAAAAAACAGGGGATTGATTCATTTCCAGCGGGAAGCTCTTGAGTTCCGGCAAGATAATGACTTCGGAACCCGCAATGCTCGTTCTGCTGGTTATGAACGTTATTCCTTTATCTGGAATGACCCTCGGTGTGTTTATGGAAATAACGCATCATGAAAACGGCGAAGAAAAAAGCGCCGAAGAAACCCATGGGTCCGCCAGAAAAAATGCCGATGAATCCTAGGATGATGAAAAAACAAGGCAAGCAAAAGTATTGAGACCAATATCCCACCCTGGCTTTAGTCAAGCTGTAGGAAATTCCTTCCGAGGGTGGGATTTTTTTAAGGAGATTTAGAAATGACTACATTTGCAGATGGTGTATTTCAATACGGTGGTTTGCCGGTCGGCGGGAATGCTTTCGGGAAGCTCTTCTCTACGCCAACGAAAGGTCGGGCATGGTTTGTTGATACGGCAGTAGGTACAAGTGGGACGGGGAAAAGCCCGAAGAGTGCGTTTTCCACCATGGCACAGGCTTTTTCAAACTTACAATCAGGGGATATTATTTATTTTGTCGGAAAGGTGACGGAACAACTTGTTACTCCGGTGCAGGTATTTGATGTTACGATTATTGGTGGGGGGAATAGACCGAGGCATGCGGATGTTACGCCGGCGGGCGGAAATAGTGCAGCGTCCCAATGGGGTCCACCGGCCAGTGGTGCTATAAGCGGACAAGCTACAGTCCGTGTCCTTCAACAAGGCTGGCGCTTTTTCAACATCCTCTTCACAATGGAAAGTGCTACGGCAGCGGGGATTGAACTTGTTAGAAATGCGGCCTCGGGTAATAGCGAAAGAGACGCTTCTCATGCACATATTGTGGGATGCAAATTCGCCGGCGCGGGAATTGGTATCCGCAGTGGCGTAGCCGGTTCCTTTACGGAACTAGTAAATCATGCAGTTATTGAAAATAATCATTTTATCGACAATACAACTGCCATTAGTGATACAATTGGGACAAGCCGGTGGTATATTCTGAACAACATGTTCAATGTGAATACCAATCATATCACTGCTAAATTGGGTTCTAGTATTGTGAAAGGAAATGTTTTCAGCAACCACACTACGAATAGTATTGTTCTAACAAGCGGTGGTGGGAAGAATATCATCACGGGGAATTATCTATCGGGGACTTATACAACCGGCGGGGGTTATGTTACTTCCAACGCTAATGATGAATGGGCGGGGAATACTAATACCTTAACCGGTGGTATTACTGTAGCTGATCCTGCGGCTTAATATAAAAAACGGGCGTTCAAAAGGCGCCCGTTTTTGAATCTATTTGAAAGTAAAAAACATGACTATTCAATCCCTCCCGGCTTTTTTTAACCCTCAACTTTCCGCTAATTTAGCAGGACTTGATCTCCACAGTGCATTACGGCTTATTGATATAGATATTAGTCAAATCAAAGCGGCTACTTCTTTTTCTTTATTCGGTCATAACCCCGCTATTGCCGCCGCAGATGAAAACCTAACAGCAATGGGGGGACTTTATACATTTCTCCCCGTGACAGGTATTGGTGTGGAAGTGGTCAGTGCTAGCGCAAACGACACAGCGGCGGGAACAGGGGCGAGGACAGTTCGCATCACAGGTCTTGAAGCCGGCACATTAGAAAAGGTAACGGAAACAATCACCCTAAATGGCGTAACTGCTGTTCCTTCGGTTAGAACAAACTGGATGGCGGTTAATCAATTTGAAGTTTTAACAGCAGGAAGTGGTGGTACAAATGCAGGGGATCTTGATGTAAGAAACCTGGCAGATACGCCAGTTTATTCCCGTATTGAAGCTGGTGCTTCTTTAGCGCACCAAGGAATTTATACAGTCCCGGCGAATAAAATCGTTCTCGTTACGACTGTGAATGTTGCCTTTTTAAGTGGTGCAGGAACTGGAGCATTTGCTGTTTATAAAGTAATAAAATACAGTGCAGATTATTCTGTAACAAGTGTCGTTTTTGAATTAGGAATTGCGGAATACAATAGCCCATTCCAATTCGATTTGTTTCCGCCGGCTATTCCAAACCTTGCAAGATCGAGAATTGCTCCCCGGATATTCGGTGCAGCAACCCCCCAATCCTTCGGAGTTCTTCTCCGTGGTTTTGAGTTTTCTCTTTAATAAAGAAAGGAAAAAAAAATGATTTCCAGTATGGAAGAAATGTTCCTTCTCGCCAATAGTTCATTATCCACAGCAGATAATCTCCGACTTTGCTTATTATCCGCTTTAAACAAAATAAAGCAACTTGAAGCAATGATAGAAGAAAAGAAATGACATATTATAAAAAAGGCGATTGGAATGCGATCTGTGATCGCTGTGGTGGAGTCTTTAAGGCTTCGGAATTAAAGAAAGAATGGGATGGTTTGATGGTATGTAAAAGAGATTGGGAACCTCGTCACCCGCAAGAGCGGGTAAAAGCAAAAAAGGACGATCAATCAGTCCCATGGTCCCGGCCGGAAAAAGAACCAATTTTCCAAAACACTTACCCTTACTTTCCTGAACCCTAAAAAAGAAAATGGCTACGAGCGGTGTTACTAGTTATTCAGTAAGCAGGGATCAGGTTATTAAAAGTTCCCTTCGCTTACTTAAAGTAATTGGAGAGGGGGAAGATCCTTCTTCAACAATGCTTTCTGATTGTGTAGAAGCGCTTAATATTATGGTTAAATCATGGGTTAAGCGCGGAGCGCAACTTTGGAAGATTCGTTATTTACAAATACCTATGTTGGCAGAGATTCATGTATATCCCCTTGGTTCAACAGCGGGATATGTTTATTCGGCCAGTGTTTCTAATGTTGGAAGTGGTGGGACGCCAGGAATATATGCACTTACTTTAACAGGGGGCGGCGGCACAGGCGGAGCGGGAACATATACAATTAATGCTTCCGGGGTAGTATCTTTAATTACCATTACTGCCGGCGGTTCTGCATACACCAGTGCGCCTATTTTATCTTTTCCGTTGGGTGGAATTATTGGAGCAAGCGGAACTGCTGTAATAGCCGGCGTAACCGGTCCTAGACCGCTGCGTATTTTCGAAGCATATCTTCATGATAATGTATCAAACCAAGATATTCCACTTAGACTACTTTCAAGGAATGAATATAATACCTTGGGAGATAAATCTAGTTCATCTAGAGTGAATCAATTTTACTATGATCCACAATTGCAGAATGGGCGACTGCACGTATATCCTCAACCGAGTTCTTCAGATAATGTGACAATCTACGCCACTGCGCAATTTCCTGTTGAAGACTTAATGAACGGAGTTGATGAGTTTGATTTCCCGCAAGAATGGTTTAAGGTGTTGAAATATGGACTAGCTAGTGAAATCGGACCGGAATTTATCTCCGATACAAATCGTCTAACATGGCTTACAAATATTTACATGGCAGAATTAAATCAGTGTTTTGACTGGAGTAATGAAGAAGCTTCTGTTTTCTTCACTGTAGACATGAGGTAAAGAATGGCTATTCTACCTATCACACTTGCGTATCAACCGCGAAAGGCTGATCGCCTACAAGATGCGGTTTCTAAAAATTTAATACTTGAGCAAACTGGTGTAAGAAAACGGCCTGGTCTATCTGCACCATTGGATGGGGGAACAGCTGGTCAGGGGTTGTATTTTAATAACCTAGACTTATTCCTTGTAATTGATGATGCTTTATATACCCTAAATTCTCAGTATTCAAACTTTACTGTCTTTCCAGCGCCGGATCCTACAGATTCAATTGCATTTGTAAAAGATGGATTTTATTATTGGCTTTGGACCGATGGCAGTACTGTTTGGACTGTATATAGAACTACAAACCCGGCAACTGGTTTTACTTTATACGGAACAGTCTCAGATGCAGATCTTCCAACTGGATTTAGTACCCCTTCCGGACGTTTTGTTATTCTCGGAAGCTTTGTTTATTATATAAGTAATAAAACTTATAATAGTGATATATATAGAAGCAGTGATGTATTAACATGGACACATATTGCAACTGCTCCATATGCGGCTAGATTATTTCCAGGTTTTGTTGTTTATAATGATAAACTATGGGTTCTAGGTGGCCGAGATGCTGGCACGAATCCCTTAAATGATGTTTGGAGTTCTTCTGATGGTGTAACATGGATCCAAGTCACTACTTCCGCTGCTTGGAGTCCAGCGGAAAAAATTGCTGCTGTTGCACATAATGGTCTTTTATTTGTCATACTCCCCGCTACAAGTGGAGAACGCCCCGTTTGGAAAACGACAAATGGTAGTGTTTGGGAAAACTTAATAAACACCAATGCAATCCCCTTTCTCGGAGATGCTGCTTATCCTTTTTCTCTTAGAAGTTCTATTTGGTTATACGGTCCAGGTACTTCATATCGTTCAGTAGATGGAGCAGACTGGATTCCTTTTAATACCCCGGGGTTACTTATAAATTCCTTAGGAGCAATTGGAAATGTATTGAATTTAAATATTTGGCTAAATTACAGGGAATTCGGAAGTGCTGCAAAGGTGGCGAGTAGTAATACGTTATTATTTATTGGAAATTTATCCACTCCTACAGTCCCTGGTCAAATGTTTGAATTATCTTCTATCAGTTCAACTGTTTCAAGTGCCGGACTTGTGATAAAAAGTCTGAAAGATTTATATTATTATAACGGTACTACTCTAGTGAAGGTATCCTAAGATGGCATATCCAACAACAACTGTTCCTGGAATTGCTTATTTAGATGGGACATATTATGTAATGACAGCCGACGGTATA